GGAGCAGCAGCTTGGCGCGTACCACGAATGTGCGGCGGCAGGCGGGATCAGGCGGAACAGCACGACGCCGAGGCACAGCACAGCAAGCCCGCCGATCAGGGCGAGGACCAGAAGCGGACGATTCATTACTCGTTGTCCCGGAGCTCACGCAGCAGGGCCTTGATGTCCTGCCGCTGTTCCTTGAGCAGTTCCTGATTGACGTTGGCCTGGGCCTTGAGGACGTCCAGATCGCGGACAAGGCCGTTGATATCTTTCTGCACCGATTGGGTGGCTTCCTCGATCTTCTGGACGCGGGCATCGATGTCGACATCCTTGTTCTTCAGCTCGACATATTGCGCCTGCTCGACGAAATGCTTGCCCTGGATGACATCGTCGACAAACTTTGTCGCTATCGGTTCCCCGATCAGCCAGAGCGCGGTAATGAGCGCAGTCAGCATCGTCGCCATGCGCGCACCCTCCTCCAATGCCTTGCGGCCAATAGGCCCCATCTGCTCCAACATTTTTTCGCCACCCGTAATGTAAAATGAAGTCCGGCCTAGTTCGGCAGCCGGACGACCGTCAGCTTGTTGAATGTTGCGTTGCCGTTCGGCATGTCGACCGTGGCGCCCGAGGCGGCGAGGCGCACCGTATCGCCCGCTGAAAGCCTGAGTGTGGTGCTGATCGGGATGGACCGGGCCGTGGCATCAGCGGCGTTGCCGAACACCATGGCGGACGCATAGGAGCCGCCCGAGGGCTTGACCTGCAGGGCGATTTGTCCGGCCGATGACGCCGATACCCAGACCGCACCCGTGAAGCAGTACATGCCGCCATAGCGGATGGTGATTTCCCCGGCGCTGTGGGTGAGCCCCTGTTGCTCGTCGACTGACCAGATGTTGAGGATATTGCCGGACGCGGTCGAGATGGCCGAACCGGAGGCGTTACCCTTGAGCTGGATATGCTGCCCTCGGCTCGGGCTGTAGGAGACAAGTTCCCATGACAGGTTGCCGTCATGCGTTGTGCGCCGCCATGCCGCCATCTCGCCGGGGTAAAGCACAACCGAAGTTGTCCAGAAGCCCGGCCGGTCCAGATATTCGATTTCGCCGGTTCCCGTGCGGGCGGTGGCGTAAACGGTCAGGATAGATGCACCGGCATTGCGGTTTCTCACCCTGATGACATGGCCTTCCTCGTACAATGAGGGGTCGAACCTGACATGCATGTCGGCTGCGGTAGCCAGGCCGATGACGTAGATGTTCGGTATGCCCGCGGCGACTTCAAAGGGCGAGCCGACCGACGTGCTGCCCGGCACCTCGACGCGCCAGAGGTCGAGCGAGCGCGCCGCCCCGAAGCCATCCCGGACGCCCTGCCAGGCAGAGAATACCCGCTCGTAGCCAAGCGTCTGCAAGGCCGGGCCGGTGAAATGGGTGTTGTCGGTATAGAGCGCGCAGCCATAGCTTGAGGCCAGCCCGAGATATCCGATGGAATCTTCCTGCTTCAGCCGGCGCCACGCATGGGCCTGAATGGACGTGTTTTCGTAGACCCGGCCCATTTCAACGGCGATGAACGGGGTTGCCGCCCCGCCCTTGGGAAGAATTGCAGCGTCCCGGCACTGGCTGACGATGGCCGTCATGTAATCGAGGGCCGAGGCTTCGCCCGATGGCGCCAGCGAAATATGCCGCGCCCCGTTATTGGTGCCGACAACCGTCACGACGCAATCGGCGCTCGCCTTTCCGGTAAGTTCGGCCGAGGCGAATGCGGCGGCGACATAGCTCTTGAATGAATTCCAGCCATTCGCCGGGCTTGCCGGAATGCCCATCGACGAGTCGGTCCAGTCAGCGAGCGTCGTGCCTGGCACCCCGTACATGATAACATAGACATCGCGGCCGGTTTCTTCCTGCACCCGGTGGGCAAAGGCGCGCAGGAGATTGTTGGGATTGCCAGCCGCGACGCGAAACGGCAGCACGCCAAGCGCGTCGTTCTTCCATGCGCCTGTGTCGTATTTCCAGAACTTGACATTGGCATTGGAAGCATCGTCTCCACCAGTGGCGTTGGTGTTGCCGATCAGGTTGGAATCGCCGAAGCCCAGAATGACGAACGGGCCGGTGCCAACGCTCGACTCATTCAGCAGCTGCGCAATCAGGCCCTCGGTCTCGTCACCCCACGTCCTGATCTCATCCTTGATCGGCTCGAAGATGCCAGAGGATGGCACGCCATCGGTGATCCAGTTGCGGAAAATCTGGCGGAACGTTTTCGTCCAGCTCATCTCGTTGCCTCTTCAGAAATTTCAGGTGACGGTGACCGATCCGGTCGCGACCGACGTGCTTTCGACGCCCGACGCATTCATGGCCTTGATCCAGTAGTAGTAGGTGCCGGTGGCAAGGCCGGTGTTGGTCCATGTGTCAGCGGCCGATGCGCTGCCGTACTTGGTCTTGACCAGGACCGCGCCGCCCTCGGTATTGCTGGTGTTGCGGCGGATTTTGACCGCATCGAAATTGGCCGATGCGGGATTGGTCCATGAGAGAACCACCTGTCCCGCACCGCCGGTCTTCGATACGCCGGTGACCGGCCCTGGTGCCACCGCATCGACCGCCGTTCCCTTGGTGATGACCGTGGCCCATTCACCAGCCCGCCCGGTAATCGTCTTGCAGCGCGCCCGGAAATCATATGACGCACTGTCGTTCAACGGCGGTGACAGAACCGAGGTCTCGCCGCTGACCGGCGACAACCGCTCCCAGACGCTCACGTCGCTGTCCTTGAACTCGACCTCGACCCGGAGGCTGGCCGCCACGGCACTCCACGTGATGCGGGCGCGCGGAACCTGCACGCCCCCGGTGGTCTGGTGCGTCATCACGACCGCAAAGTCTGACGGCAGCGGCACCTCATGGTCTATCGTCGTGTCATCGGCCGCCGGCGCCGTGCCTTCTTCGGTCGCCGCGTCCCAGCTGTAGGTGTCGGCCGATGTCGAGCTGACGTCGATCTGCACCCCGACCAGTGTCGCGCCGTCGCCAAGCACAAAGCGCGAGTCCTTCACCTTGAACACGGCGTCGACACCAAAGGCCGGATAGATGATCCTGACCCTGCGCTCGCCAACGGCGCCAAGCGCTTTGAGATTGCAGGTGAAGGAGCCAACCCATTCAGGATTGGCGTCATCGGCTGCAATCTTCATCAGCCGACGGCACTGGCTGTGCGAAGGCGCACAGATGAAATCGACCGGAATCGGCATTTCGCCGCGGATCAGTATGTCTTCCTCATCGGCCCACGGCTCCGCTTCCGTCGACTGGAAATCGTGCGGCTCCGAGACATAGGTGCTGCGAATGAGGTTGGCGGTCTGCAGGATGTCGCGCCCGCGCCCGAAGCCCTCGAAGCCGATGATCATGCTTTCGTCGATGACGACGGTTGGCTCGGTCCATTTCCCGACATCGAGGCCGAGACCGCCATCCGAGGTCGCGAAGATCCGCGCATCACCGGCATCGAAGAAACGCTTCAGGATGTCGGCCGGCCGCTCGTCGAGCGTATAGGAACCCCAGAGACGGTAGCGCGGTTCGGTGCCCCCGAGTTTCAGTGGGATCGGATCGTTGCAATCCCTGACCGCCTGCTCCCATGCGAGGCGGGCAAGCGGGGTGCGAAGAAGCGACTTCGGAAGCCTGAGTCCGTCTGGATGCGTCAGGTAATCATGACAGATGCGCGCGAGATTGTCGGACCACGCCCATGTGCCCGGATTGTCGATGTCCATCGCGGGATCGGTCGGGTCATAGAGCTTGGCGCCCTTGATGACAGCGCGGTAGCCGGTATAGACGCCGTTGGGAAACACCTGGGTGAACTCATCGGCATCGACCGGCAGTTGCTGCACGAAAATGGATGAAACACCGTCACCCCGGTGGTCGGCGGTCCATTCTGGAATGACTGCGGTGAGGTCCGCATAGGAGGTTTCCGTCGGCAACCCCATGCGATACTGAATGCGCAGCTTGCCCGCGAGATTTTCCGGCGCAGTGACAAGCCCGGTGCCGTCTATGTCAACGGCGGTGTCGTCAACCCAGATTTCCTCGATCTCGGCAAGCTCGCCGTGGCCTGTTGCGATTACCTCGTAGAAGGTGCCGTCCTTACTGTCGCGAAAAGCCGCCGTTCCACCGACCTTGCCGCGCCCGCTGTGCCTCACGCGCGGAGAGATCGACGACCGGATGATGTTCTGCACATCCTCGGGTTTCGGCGTCTTCGGCTTGAGCAGCAGGGAGCCCAGGTAGTTCAGGCCGAAGGACAGCCCGACCGTGAGCAGGGTAGAGCCCAGTCCGCCGCTCAGGAAGCCGAACAGTCCGCCCGCCCCCAGCAAGGTGCCGATATTCGGGATCAGCGTGAGAAGCCCCAGGGCCTGCGGCATTCAGAGAATTATCCAGGCAAAGCGCGGACGGACCAGGCTTGCGTTGATGGCGACAATACCGCCGGGCGAGAGCCACAACCATTCATGGCGGCCGCGAATGGCGGCGACATGATGATGCGGCGATGAAAGCGAGCCGATATCGCCCGTCTGCGGCTTCCTGGTCTGGGCAAAGCCGCAGGAGCGCATGACCTTGCGCATCGCAATCGGCAGCCCGCCGGGTTCAGCCAGCCATTTTGCGGCCTCTGCCGGAGTGTAATCGCGGCCATAGGCAGCGAAGACATCCACGCCGGTCCGTTCCTTGATCCACGTGGCACAGGCGCGCGTGCAATCGTTCTCGCCCTGCCTGTAGGGATGCGCGGCGAGGGTGAGCAGAAACGATTCCGGCGTCATCAATAATCGGGGTAGGTCAGCTGCTGATAGACGGTGCGGGCGATGTAGGAAAAGAACTTGTCGCCCGGCGAGCGGCGCTGCTGGTCGGCGTCAGTATAGCGTCCGAACGGCGGCCTTGACCGGTTGAAGAAGGCATTGACGCATTCGATGGTGACGACCTGGTCGCCGCCGTCTTCCGGTGTGCCGATGCTGCGCGAGACACGCGGCGGCTGCATGAAGCCCCAGAACACCGCGATAGGCGATCCGGTGGCCTGCCATGCCTCGTCGAAAAGCTGGAAGTAAATGGTGATGAGCTGCTGCGAGACGTTGTCGGTATCGCCTATCGCGGCCACCAGCACGTCTTCGCTGACCCCGGACAGCGTGAGCGTGACGCTTTGCGCCTGCCCCTGCCCCAGCGCCGGAATATTGTCGATCATTCCGTAGCCGTGCAACGGCTGCCACAGCCGGCTTCCCGTTTCGAGCACGGTGTCGCCGTTCCAGTAGCGCTGCACGCCGGTCTTGAAGTTGGGTTCGGCGAGCGTGCCGATCCTCACCACCTGTCCGGCCAGTTTTTCGATCTCGTCGGGAGTGAAGAAACCCATCAGATATCTTCGATGAAATTGACGGTTGGAAACGACCAGCGGCCGTAGTCGAGCGGCAGCTTCATCTCGCCATCGGTGGCGAGCCGGACGCGCAGCACGGGCTTCGCAAACTCGACCGACGCATTCGCCGGGACCGCCTCGCGAAGTGGCGGCGTGATATCGAAGCGCGCAAACGACGAGGTCTGCGCCACGATGGCCTTGACCTGGTAAAGCCGCTCGCCGATCGAGAAACGATAGCCGGGCTGGACCGTGAACTGCGCCTTGTCGATCCTGATCCGCGTGGCGCGCACTGGATAGGCATCGCTGGTGAACGCCGGAAAGATTGACTGGGCATAGCCTGCGCCGTCGCTAAATGTGGCGCCGTCGCTATGGGTGATGGGCGAAGCAAGGCTTGCTGGAATTTCCGGCGCGCCCGAATCCCATGCCCCGATCAGGATCGGATTGAGCCGTCCCTCCGCCATGCCTGAAATCGCCCGCCAGAGGGTGATGCGATTCTGGCCCTGCTGGGTGTTGACCGGGATCTCCGAGAAGGAAGCCAGCCACACCCCGGCGTCGGAGGAAATGACCTGCGCGCTGCCATTCAGGGCGAGCCCGCCAGAAACGGTTCGCGGCATCAGGTCCACCGCGATATGGCGCGGCGGCAATGCCTCCATGGGCCACGTGATCATAGCTGGTTTGCCTGTGCCAGTGCCATGCGCTGGCCCATCGTCGCCTGCGCCTGCTTGTCGTACATGCCGAGTGCGCCACGCGTGGTGCGATCGGCGATCCGGCGCGAAACGCTTTCGACAAAGGGCGTCAGGTTGCCGGCGCTGTCGGCCGAAACACCCACCGTGACGTGCATGCCGCCCCCGATATCCTGCCCCGGGTGGTTGATGCTCACAGTTTCGTTGGGAGAGGCCCGGAAGGCCACGACCTGGCTGTCGATGCCGCCGGCGCCGCCCACCTTGAATGAGCCGCCATCGGCAAATCCTATAAGGCCGCCAAGCAGGCTTTTGAAGAAACCCCCGCCCTTCCCAAACACGCCGCCGAAGTCAATTGAATTGAACAGGGATTGCGACAGCGATTGCAGCAGCCCGCCGACAACCTGCTTGACTGATGTCGTGCCCTTGATGAGGCCCGCGATCGATGTGCCGAGTCCGTCGAAGATGCCGCCGATGCCTTCGCCCATCTTTTCAAATGAGCCCTTGACCTCGCCGGTGGCGGTTTCAGCCTTGCCAACCATGTTGTGGTCGAGCTTGCCCATCCAGTCGCCAATCTCGCTCACCATGTCTGGCACGTAGGAGTGGCCGACCACGGCGTCGTAAAGGTCGCGGAAAGTCTGTTTCACCGCCTCGATCTTGGCGTTGACCGCATCGAACACCGCATTGAGCTTCTGCGTCATGTAGTCCTGGATTGCCGTCACCATGGCGACAACGGCCGCGATGGCCTGGTCCTTCAGGTCGACGAACGCCTTGACGAGTTCGGCGATGCGGGCCTTGACGTTCTCGATGATGCCCGGCCAAACCGTTTCGAGCTGCTGGCCAAGCGTCGAAAGCAGGTTGCTCAAGATCTGCTGCAACGTTGCGAACGCTGCGGAGAGATCGCCCGAAAATACCTGCTTCAACAACTGCATGGTCAGTTGCATGTGGGTGATGAACCCATCAAGGCCGGTCTTGATAACCGTCAGCGCGGCCTCAACCGCCGCCGCTATCTGGGGCGCCGATGCCTTGATCGTATCCCAGTTGGCCCATGCTGCGACGGCAAGCCCGATGGCGGCCGTCACCAGCCCGATCGGTCCAAGCATGGCCGTGAAGGCCGCCCCGATCACCGGCAGCAGCGGCGCCAGCGCGGCAAACGATGACACCATCGTTCCGACAACCACCAGCACCGGTCCGGCCGCTGCGGCAAAGGCGGCAATGGCGACGGCCGTCTTCTGTACGGACGGGTCGAGCGCGTTGAACCATTCTGCGGCGTCCTTCACGTAGACCGAGAGGTCTGCGAGGATCGGCAGGATGATCTGGCCGACAGTCTCCATGACTTCGCCTATCTGGTTCCAGGCTTGCGTCATCCGGCCCGGATCGGTCTTCGCCAGCGCCTCGGCCTGGCCGCCATATTGTTTTTCAAGCTCGCCGAGAATGAGCGCCTGTGCCTTGGCGGTGTCCCCCGCCTCGACCATTGCCTTGATCTGTTCCTTCTGCTCGGCGGTGAACGAAACCCCCACCCTGGTCAGCGCCGTGACGCCCTTCACCGGGTCGTTGAGCGCCTTGCCCAGCTGGATGGCCGATGTCTGCAAATCCTGTCCAAGACGGGCCGACAAATTGAGCGCTGCGACCTGCGCACGCTCGAACACCTTGCCCTGGACCTTGCCGAAGGTCAGCAGGTTGGCCGTGACCTTCGCCATGATGTCGTCATCATCGAAGGTCGTGACCTTCTGCAACGCGCTCGCCATGTCGGAAAGCTGCTCGAAGCTGTAGCCGGCGCCATCGCCCATCGACGTGAGGGCCTGCTTGACGGCGGCGGTCGCCTCCTCGGTTTCCTTGCCCGCCTTGATCGCCGCCGCGCCAAGCCCAAGCAGCGGCAGCGTCACATATGTGGACATGGTGCTGCCGGCATTGCTGATGCCCTGGCCGATCTTGTCCATGCGCTTCGCGAAGGCGTTCAGGCGCCGTTCGGCAGCGTCAGCGCCCTTTTCAAAGGCGGCCGAGTCCATGCCGAGGACGACGCGGAGTGCGCCTACCAGTGCCGTCGACATCGGTTCTTAGCCTCTTGATCCTGTTAGGCGCGCGTGCCAGGCGAGCGCGATGGCCTGCATTTCTTCCGCCGTCTGCTGTCGCTTCATGCCCTTGGGCAGGATCTTGCGCAGCGGAGGGATGCGCTTTAACCGGCCAAGACTGGCCGTCGTCCACGCATGCCAGGCGGTCATTTCATGTTCCCGCTGCAAGCGCCGGGCGGCGGCGTCGATGATCACCTGGATTTCGCGCAGAGTGAGTTGCCAGAATTGCCCCGGATCGAGGCCCGCCTCCACCCATGAGCCCAGAAGCGACAGCCAGTTTATCCCCTTGCTGTCGCTTGCGGAGGGTTTTCACCCCCGCTCGCCTCCGGCTGCATCAGCTCGAAGCATTTGCCGATCAGTTCGGAGGCTTTTTCCATGCCGATCTCGTCGATAAGACAACCGGCATCCTTGGGTGTCAGGTTCGGATGCCGATCGATCAGGGCACCCCAGACAAGCGTTCGGAGTATCCTGACCGTGGCGCTCTTTTTTTCCGATATCTTGCGGCCGACTTCATCAATCGGCTCGCCCAGCGCGTCTTCGATTTCACACAAGGCATTGGTCGACATCTTCATGTGGTAAACCGTGCCCGCGATCTCGAAGGAGACTTCGCCCCTTACAGCATTGGCCATCAGGCGGCCACGCCGGTGGTATAGCTGCCGGTCACCTTGAACGTCACCGTCGCGGTCATCTTGTCATCGGTCGGGATATCAGGTTCGTAGCCGTTGGCGACGCCATCGAAGGTCCACGTCACCGCGTTCGGGAAGGTGATCTTGCATTTCACCGAAACGCCGGCATCGATGATGGATTTCAGCAGCACGTCGGTTGACGAGCCGGGAATGAAGTTTATTTCGAAGCTGCATTCGCCCGGATCGTTCAGCCCGGCGATGAATTCGCGGGTGCGGTTCGGCGACTGCATGTGCGTCGCATCGATCAGGTCGAGCGTGTTCGATGGCGGGGTGATATTGGTCACCTCGGCAATATCACTGTAGCTCAATCCGCCGTCCTGCGAGACGGAGAATTTGGAACCATAGCCAATGCGGGCCTGAGTCATTGCGTAGAACTCCTATTCTGCGTGGTGAACGATGAAGTCGGTGGAGATGCGGAACAGCGGATGGACATCGCCCGCATCGAACGATGAGAGGTCGCGCTCGCTTTCGATGAAGATGCCCTGCAAGGCGGGATTGATTCCGAGGCCGAGAAAGCCGCCAATGGCCTTCTGCACCGCGCGCGCGGCGGTCTTCGCGTCCTCGTAAGTCTGGCCGTAGCAGTCACATTGAACGCGGCTGGTGACGTAGCCGGACGGCGCCGCCATCAGGTAGTCGCGGATGCCATCGATGCGAAGAAGGACCGCGTAGACAGGCGACTGGTCTTCTTGCGGCTTGCGCCCCCAGTAAACACGCGTGCCGAGGCTCGCCCCGACGATTGCATCGTTGAGGATAAGGGCAATCAGGGCCGTTTCCATTTATTTTGAGGCCCTGGCTTCCTTCCGGGCCGCGCGCTTTGCCGCCTCGGCGATTTCTTCCCACATGCTGGTCTTGATATCTTCGAGCGCTTGCATTTTTCCGGCGTCCCAGGCGGGCCGCACATAGGGGTGTGGCGGCATCCGGCGGGTGCCATATTCCAGCAGCTGCTGATGCCTGACCCGCGGGCCGATCAGGACTTCGACCGGGGAAAGCTTGCGATGCTTCGCCCCGCGCGTGGCCTTGGTTGCGATGTTGATCGAGGTGTGCAGGTCCCAGCCAGCAGAGGTCGGATCGTCAGGCGCGCGCGCCCGCATGTCCGCCGCCATGGGTTCGGCCGCCTTCTTCAGGGCGCGCAGGGCGACATTCTTCGCCGTCGCCCGTTTCAGGTTCATCAGGGCTTCCTCGATCTGGCGAAGACCCTCGACCTTGACCCACTTGACGCGTGCCATCAGGAGATTGCGGGCGTCCCGCCGTTGTTCCAGAGCATGCCCTTGCCAGCGCCCGGATTGACCGTTGGCGGCACGAAGTTGCCCTGCTCAAACCAGCCGATGCCCGCCGTCGTGGCCGCCGAACCACGGGTGACCCTGGCGCCATCGATGGTGAGATTGACATTGCCACACACCTTGATTTCGCAGTTGGTCGCGTTGGTGTAGAGATGCGTCTTGACCCGCTTGGTGCCGGTCGTGCCCGCGTCGTTGATGGTGCGGTCGCCACCCTGATATTCGACAGAGCCGTGCGTGTTCTGGGAGACATACATGCCATGGATGGCAGTGTTGCCCGAGAGCGCGAGGAAGTTGCCAGCGCCGCCCCATGTGTCGAAGCCGTTGATCTGGCCGATCTGGTCGCCCGATGCGCAGACAATCTTGCAGTTCAATCCATGAATGACGTGGCCGTGGCCGCCGGTATCCTGCACGTTGTTGCCGACCCAGCGGTTGTGATCGCCTCTGTCGATCAGCCCGGCGCCAAAGAAACGGTTGTTGAAGTAACGGTCAGCATCGGCCTTGCCGTATCCATCGGGATCGCTATAAGCGACGTTGGCCGTTCCGGCATCGTTGTCGTCGTCCCATGTTGTCGGCATGTTATTGAGGTAATCCTGGGCGGCTTTGAACATCCTGACATCGCGGCCGGTGAACCAGCCCTTGCATTCGAAAATCTCGTTATTGGCGCCATTGACGTTCATGCCCCACCAGTCGCAGGCGGCGAAGTCATTGCAGGAGAGCTTTGAATCGTTGAGGTCCATCCAGCAGCCGGATCGCCGGGCGCGCTGGACCCAGTTGCCATGGATGACGCCGCCGCAGTTGCCGCGCACATACATGCCGTCGCCGCCGACATCCCAGATCATGACGTTCGAGATGCGGTGACGGCTGTCCGTCAGCGCCAGATCGGTGCCGCTGACCGGGTAGACGCCTTCGGCATCCTTGTCGTCCTGCTTCGATGAGATGGTTGAACCAACCTTTGTGGTCCAGATTTGAATGCCGCCGTTGTTGGTCGCCATCAGGCCGCGATTCTGGGTCGGGAAGGTGCCGCCAACCGTGCGGAACATCGAGGTGAATTCGTCGGCGTTCCAATCCTTGTCGTTGCCGGGAAGCGCTGCCGCGTTGCCGTCGATCAGGAATCCGTCAAGGGTGATGAGAATATCGGTGAGATAATTCGGATTGTCGGCGTGCTTGTTGGACATTGCGAAGCCATCGGGATAGCCCGAGAGACGGATGAAGCGCGTCATGCCGGTGCCGTCGCCGACAATGCCTGTCTGGCTGTAAAGAGGGATCGTCGCCGAAAAGGCGTAGTGCGCAGCGGGAAACCACAAGACGCCGCCGATCCTGCGCCCCGCCACCGAGTTGTTGAAAACCTGCTTCATCGCGGTTTTGATGCCATCGATGCAATCGGTGGTGCCGTTGCCGACGATCCCCGCAAAGTCGAGGGCGCAAATCTTCTCCGCCATCTTTTGGCGGTAAGGGCGAATGGCCTTGCCCGTTGCGGTGCCGAGCCCGGTGCCGGGTCCGCTCGGACCGTAACTCGCATAGTGGCTCTCGTTATAAAAACGGTCCACTGCATGATCGAGATCAACGTCAACCATTGGGTGTTATCCTGTCCCCGTTCATGTCCACGACCGCGTTTCCATTCATGTCGACGAGCCCGCCCGAGGCTTCGGTCACCGCCCCCGCATCTCCCGATCCGATTGCCGAGGCCGTTGCTGCGGCAGTGCTTGCTGCTGTTGCGCTCTGAGCGCCCGAGGCCGGGGCGAAGCCCTGTGTTGCGACGTTGCCCGTGCCCGAAGCGCCGGCGGTGCCCGAAGCGCTCGCAGTGCCGAGGCTGGCCGTTGCGCCCGCAGTTGCGGCCGATGCCGCGCCTGTCGAGGCAGCGTTGCCCGTTGCCGCGAAGGTCGCCCGTCCGACGCCTGCCGCCGCACCGCCTGCCGTTGAAAGGCCGATGCCGAGAAGTGTGCCCGCTCCCTGGGCGACACCGCTGCCGATGGCGTTGCCGCTATTGCTGCCGCCCGCTACGCCACTGGCCGCTGCCGTGCTACGCCCTGTCGCGGCGCTGGCAGCCAAGCCACCGCCAGAGCCCGCCCCTGCGAAGATGGGCGCGCCCGGAGCGGTGGCGATGCCTGTTGAGACAGCGGCGCCAGTCGATGCCGCTCCGGTCGAAGCCATGGCAGTTGCACCGCCGGAACCCGCCGATTGCCCGGCCATGGTCGCGCGACCGCTGCCTTCGGCAACGCAGAAGCCAGCGCTCAAGCTGAAGCCCGCAACACCGGTAAGTTCGGTGCCGATGGCCGAGACGCTGCCCGCCGCAGAGGCGACACCGGCTGCGCCATTGAGACCGGAGCCCGGAGCCATGCCACCCGCAGCACCAACACCGGATGTGTTGCCCGCGCCGTTGGCGACCTTCAGGACGATGACGAGATCGTCGTCTCCGCCTTCGGCCCGCCGGCACGCCGAGATTTCGATGAAATGATTCCGGCCCTGCGCGGTCTCGCGGATGCCGGTGATATTCCATGTCGCGCGGCCGTAGATCAGCCGGTCCTTCGGCGTCAGATCGCGCGTGAGTGCCGATGAGCGAAGGACAAAGCGGCTCTCAAGGAACGCCCCGATCTGCTGCGCGGCGAGAACTTCCCGGTCGGAAGCATCCTTTTTCTGAGCCCACACGACAGCGAGCGTGTTCCATTGCCGTACCGGCTCATTGTAGGCGTTGCGCGCCGTTGTGAACCGTTGCAGCGTCACACGCCTGTCGAGCGCTCCGGCGCCCGGCACGTGTCTTTACTTCGCAGTCTTGACAATCGCGATCTTGAGGCTGGTGACCGCCGAATAGGTGATCGCCACCTTGTTCAGGTCGCTGCCGTTTTTGAACAGTGAAGGCAGCGGCGGAATGACCGCAACTGCACCAGCGGCAACCGCAAGTGCAATCGGGTTTTTCGCCAGCAAACCGTTCTGGGTGTCGACCAGCGAGGTGGTGCCAGGCGTGACAGTGACCGTCTTCGAAGACGCATCGTCGTTCCTGATGACGATATGAGCCGCTGCGTCGTAGATAAACTTGTCGCCGCCCGCCGAAGCATTTGCAAATGTCAACGCCGCGCCGGTTTCAGCAGAGGCGTTCTGGACTGTAAGATCAGCCATCTATCATTCTCCTGTTGGTGTGAAAGTCAGAAACTGATGCGCCGGTGCTTGCCAAGGAGGTGCGGAACGGCATGGGCAACCGGGTAACTTTCGGCTTCGCTGACGCTCTCGCGGTGTTCGTAGAGGTGACCGACCTGCATCAGGATCGCGTCTCGAATATCGCCCGGAACGTCCTCGGGATTTGGTCCGTAGCCAGCTGTAAAGAGAATGCGCACCACATTGATGGCCGTCAGCGTCGGCGGCCATGGCACAATGGGAACAACCCATGCGCTGCTGCTGGTGGTGTCGGCCTCGTAGGAATCGGCCGCGATGATCTGATCGTCGCCCGCGCTGTCGGTATAGGTTACCGCATCAACGCTGATGATCGGCTTGAGCGGCAGTTCGATCGATCCAGGCGGAAACGCATCAAGCAGCAGTTCCCATTGCTGCGAGATCAGGCAACGGTTGAGAATGCCTTCGTAGCCGTCGAGGTGATCAGTTACAGCCCCGATCTTGCGCATGATCAAGGCGTCCTCATCGTCATGGTCCGTGCGAAGCTGGGCCTTGGCTTCCTCCAGGGTGACCGGCAGCGAAGCCGGAGCAGTGACGCGCCTAAGACCCATATTCCCTGATCCTGATCCGTTGCAGTTCCGGCGGGCGATCGCGCATGACGGGCGATGGCCGCACCCCCGATTGGGTGTTGAATTCACGAACGAACGAAGACCGCCGTCGCGCATGGACTCCCATGCCCGTGGCCCCGCAGGAACCAAAGCTTGCAGAGCCGCCAAGTCCAGCGGAAAGCGAGGCGCCTGCGCCCGATGCCGTGCCTGTCCCCGACGCCGAAGCGCCGTTATTTGCCGCCGCAAGCCCGGCGCTGTTGCCAACGCCTGTCGATTGACCGGCCGCTGAGGCAGTTGTCCGGCCAATGGCGGCCACAGCCCCCGAGGCGATAGACAAACCGTTGGCGGACGCAGCAGCGGTGCCCGCTGCAAGGGAGGCCCCCGCACCTGCGCCCGCGCCCGCTGCAGAGCGAAGGGAGGCACCAATGCCGCCTGCGGTCCCCGTGCCCGTCGCTGCGGCTGTCGCTGTGAGCGTTCCAGCCGTGGCGCCTGATGCCGATCCACTTCCAGGGCTGGCCCCGGCAGTAGCGGCAATTGATGCTCCCGTGCCGGCGCACCCGCCCGAAGCGGCGGCGGAACCGTTGGCCGCGATGAGAGCGAGCCCGCTTGCGCTGCCTGCCCCCGTTGCCGAAGCCGCTCCGACCCCTGTCTTTGTGGCCGCGCCGGTTGCGCTGGCCGCGCCGGTTGCGGCAGAGGCGCCAATACTGGCGCCGGTGGCAGTACCAGCCGCAGCACCGGCACCGCTACCTGCGGCGTTGCCTGCTCCGGCCGTGATGGCAACGCCCGCGCCCGCCGATGACCCGGCACCAGCGGCCGAAGCCGCTGCCCGAGTGACCGCCAATCCGGTTGCAGAAGCCGCGCCCACGCCATTGCTGGCGCCAGCGGCCGGGACAAGCGCTGTGCCTGCGCCCGCCGCCGCCCCGGTGCCCGATGAGGCCGCAACCGATCCGGCAGAACCTAGTGCCGCGGCTGGTGATGCGTCCCAGTACCACACGGCCTAAGCCGCCTTGCGAATTGACCAGTTGATCGTCCGGTTTGTGCCGCTCAACTTCTGCAAGGTAAAATCCCAGCCGTTCAGCAGCATGAAAACCGGCGACACCCAGTTCAGCTCGTCGAGAATGCCGGTCAGGTTCCAGCGCGTCACGATGCGCTGGGTGTCGCCAGAGCGCACCTTTTCGTAGAGCGCAAGCTGAAACACGTCGCCAAAATCAACCGCTGCCGCGTCGAGGTAGAGCTGGAAAGCGCCCGCCGTCGTGCTGGTGGCAATTGTCGAGCTGTTGTTGTTGAGCGACCATTCTGTGGTGCTGATCGAGCTGCTGCCGGTGACGTGTTCAGTGATCGCCATGGGTTATCCAACACAATGAGCGGAGGCGTGGTAGCCCGATGCCGGCGCGCCGCTGCAGAAGCCGCGCACGTAGAGCGACGAGCCGGGCTTCACGTATCGCGTACAGGCGGCGCAGAGCGGCGAGCCGATGGCCTCGGACGTCGTCGACTGCATGATGAAATCGTTGATGACATCGAAGTTGGTGCCGTTGCCAACAGCCATCTGAATGCGCGTCGCCTCGGTATTCATCGATGATGTCGAGATGCCGAGGCCGGTCTGGAACCAGAAATTCTCAAAATTGGTCGTGCCCAGCAACGCCCATGAGCCCCATGAGGCGTTGCCCGGCGTGAAAGCCGTGCCGGCCGAACCGGAAATTCCAACCGATTCATAGGAGTTGTAGGGCCGCCAGAGTTCCGGCCGCGAAGGGCGTCCGAAAAGCTGCAAGAGCACACGGACCGTGTTCGCCGTCGAAGCCGAGCCCTTGACCCGCGCCGCGACGGCCGAACCAACCGGGATGCGCACCGGGAAGTGAAACTGACGGCCGCCCTGTCCGCCGACGATGGATGCGCCCGCGTTCACATCCGAGATGATCTCGCGCCATGTCGTTCCGCCGTCCTGCGAATAGCCGATGTCGAACAGGTGGTCCTTCTGGGTGGCATTGATGGAGCCGTTGCAGACCTGCATGACGAGATAATGGATATCGGCCGTAATATCGCCCGTCGCCGCGAGTTGCGTCCAGCTTCCCTCGCTGCCCGAGGTGCCGGGCGTTACCAAAGTGCCGGGCGTGGTCGAGCCTCCCGCTTCGTTCTGGTACTGAAACCCCCATGTATTGACGAGCGGGACCAGCAGGCTCATGAAAGCGCCATCCGGTCACGCTGCCTTTGCCGGGCCTTCAACATCCGTTCGCGTTGCATTGGCGCTTCGTTCACGCCGGCCGCGATGGCATCGAGGAGGGCGTCCTGCATTGCGCGTTGAATGTGCTTCTGCACGCGGGGATCGCTCGACTTGACGATGATTCCGACGCCCTGGGCGATAATTCCCTCAGGCCTTGGCGGCTGAATCCATTGCCGGCCGTCATGCTCAATGCCGCGTTCCTTCAGGAAATCCAGCGAGTAATATTTGTGCTTGCGCGGAATGCTCTTCGCCATCACGCGCGCCATGTGGAAGGCTATCGTGGCACCCGCACCATCAAGCGGCGGAAGATGCGGGTATGTTTCGTTATGAGAGCGAGCGAAGGCGGCCACGTCTCCCTCAAGGAGGCATCGCCGCCATTCTCCTGCTGTCGCGACCGGAATGTCAGTCAAGGGTGATGGTCGTGGCTGTGGTGAGCTGCGGCGTGACGCCCGAGCCGCAAACGATGTTCGGTGTCACCGTGCCTGACCACAGGATCGCTGAGGCGCCGCCGCCGCTCTTGCCGGTCGACCAGTGTGTTGCCGTACCCGAACCGCCGGTGCCTGCCGGGAAGTTGACGGCGGCAACCGGCGAACACACCCCCGACGCAACCGACCAGCCGCCCGTGGTGCGCGCCACGTTGGTGCGGGCGTAGCTGGTATAGGCGATCTCACTGGTGGACATCGTCCCCGCCTCGCCGGGGTCGGCGGTGTGAAGCGCGTTGACAATGTTGGTTTCCGGCGTGGAGGCCGCGTTGTCCGCGTAATTTGCCCACGCTGTCGCCGTGAAAATCAGCGAGAGGATGGCGTTCTCTGTCGTGTTTGAAATGCTCATGTCGCTAGTCCTCTGACTTGTTTTCGATTGGACCCTTGAGGGCCTTGTTGGATTTCGGCTTGCTCGCCTTTTCTTCAGGCACCGGCCCATCCGGGATTTCGCCCGTATCGGGATCGAAGCCCTGGGCGATCGCGCGATCGAGCAATTCGCCGTCGATTTCGCGGCCGGGCAGCAGGATTTCGCAGTCGGTGCGCTCGTCGTTCCAGATCCGGCAGCGGCTGTTGACCTTCACCATTGGTTTCTCCATGGAAAAGGCCCGGCTTGTGGGCCGGGCCTGGATGATTACGACGCCGCGATCTTCAGCAGCTTGATGGCCTGCGTGTTGCGCAGCTTCCCGCCGACGCGCTTGCGAATATAGAACTTCACAAAGCCCGGAGACGTGATGTCATCGCGCGTCATCCGCATGCCGACGCGGTCGGCAATGAGATAACCCTGCCTGAAATCGCCGAAAGCCAGCGGGAAGGTGCCCGCAGCGACGGCCGGCATGTCTTCAGCCTCGGTTATCGGGAAGCCGAGGAAGGTATCGGGCTGTCCGATGATCAGCGACGGCTGCCAGAGATAGGCGTTGGTCGTGTCCTTGTACTTGCGAAGGGCGGCAAGGATCGCCTTCGAGGCCACCCAGCGCGCATTGGAGCGATAGCGGGCACGCAGCGCGTACACCATGTCCAAAAAGGTATCGGCGCTGGTCGGCATTGCGGCAGCCTGCAGCGACGGGATGTACTGCAAGGTGCCAAAGGCGCGCGAGGCGTCTGCCGTGGCAAGCGGCGCCGGGCCAGCCAGAAAGCCGGTTGGCTTGTTGGTGCCGTTGCCGTTGACGAAGGCAGCGCCTTCACCGGCGGCAATAGCCTCGGACGCGCTTTCGATCAGCCAGTTCTCAACGTTGAAGAACAGGTCGTCGAGCGATTCTTCGGTGGCCTGCGGCTTGGCGGATGCCATGCCGAAGGTTGGCGCAACTTCCGCCAGATCGGGCGTGTTGGTCTGGTTGCGGGTTGCAGCTTCAGCCAGCCATTCGAAGGCCGCGCCGCCGATGTCGATCAGTTCCTTGTAGTCGGGCGTGCCGCAGGAAACGACGCGGGCAATCTGCCGGATCGGCGAGATCTCAACCGACAGGCGGTCGATCTCACGCGCGATTTCTTCAGGCAGCGCAAAGCCGCCTGCCGAGCCGGTCGACGTTATGACCTGCGTGGCGCGGCGTTCGAGCGCATTCATCGGCGTGCGCTTGGCAATAGCTTTTACGGCTTCGTTCACCCGCATCTGGCGCTCGGGTTCGCCGGGACGACGGACCCAGTCAAAGAAGGCTTCGCGGTGCTCGGCAAACTCGGGGGCATTCGCAACCGGGTTGCCAGGACTGCCGAGGCCCGGCCGTGATGCGCGGGTGATCAACGTTTCCATGGTCTTCTTCTGCGCCGACAGTTCATCGATCGTACCATCGATCTTGTCGAGCTTGGCCTGGGTTTCCGGCGAGACCGTGCCGGTCTTCTTCAGTTCCTCGATCCGCTCGTCGGTCGCCTTGCGGTGAGCCTCAACGGCTTCGCCCAGCTTGTCGAGCGTCTTCTGGATGGAGTCGAGCGACGGCGCTTCACGCTTTTCGAACAGGGCACCGTCAGCGCCCGCGAGCTTCGCCTTGAATGCGGCGAAGTCCTTGTGATTAGGCATGTACATGGTCAGCATTCCTTTGCTGAGAGTTGCGAGAGCAGCCGGTCGGCTGCGGCTTGAAGGCGCGTCGTCGCTTCCCGAGCGTCCCGCTCGTCGAGAACCATGCGCTTGACCAGGGCGATGAACGCCGTGGCCGTGCGATTGGAGAGCCCCGCATCCCGCAGGAAGTCCTCTGCCTCGCGAATTGTCTTGAGTTCGTTCAGGTCGGATGATTTGACCGCCTGAACCCGTGCCTTGCTGTTGGCCGGGAAGGTCACGATCGACACTTCCCACAGATCGATCTTGGTCAGCGTTCGCGTTTCGGTGTCCTGATCATAGTTCCACTCGCGCGAGATGAACCCGATCGACAAGCCGTTCAGCGCGCCCATCTTCAACAGCGCATGGGCTTCCTTGCCGCGCACCGTGTCGAGTGCCAGCTGGCCGGTGATCTTGAGGCCCTTGGCGTCTTCCGACATTTCGGCCCAAACGCCGATCGGCTCGTCGGTATCGTGCTGCCAGAGCATCGCGGGCATCGTGCCGGCAGCCTTGTGATCGGCGAGCGATTGGGCAAATGCGCCCTTAGCGACGATGTCGTCGTAGCTGTCCTGAACATTGAATACCGAGCCGTAGCCTTCGACCCGGCCGGTATCGTCAGTCGCCTTGACTTCAAAGCGAACCGAACAATGTTCCATGCGTTGCGCGGAATCACGCATCAACAGGTTGCTCATTTTCCTTGGCTCCTGCCGGATCGTTTCCGGCAACATTGGCGGGCGACCAGAATTCATCGCCGCTTTCCACCGCATCGAGCCCGAAGAAATCGCGGACTTCGTTGCGCGTCATAATCATCATCTCGATCATCGTCCGCGCCCATTCGGCCCGGTCTTTCATCGAGCCTTGCGTCAGGTAGCGCGTGTCAAACTCGGCAAAGAGCGGCCCCGCGCCATCGAGCACGAATTCGTCGAGGCGTTCCTTCCATGACCGGTGCCATGGCGTCAGCGTGTGGCGCTCATGGGCCGAGAACATCGCTTCGGCCGAGGCATAGGTGGCGGTCTTGTCGCTGTGCCCGATCATGATCGGAAACACGCCGAACGCGCGCGCGACTTCCTCGACCTGGAACCGGCGCTGCTCGATCTGCTGGGCATCGACGCCCGTCATCGTCACCGGCGAATATTTGAAATCGGAATCAAGGATCGCCGTGCCGTTACGCTCGGCGTTCATAAACTTCTTCCACTCCTGCTTGAGGCGTTTGGCGGCCTCTGGGCTCAGCGGATGCGGCGTTGAGAGCAGGCCGCTCGGGCGCGCGCCATTCGCCTGCAATGTCACCTGCGCCCGTTCGGTCGCAATCGTCAGTCCGACGGCGCTGCGAACCAGATCGAGCACATCGAGCGCCCGGATCAGTTCCCATCGATGGTTCGGCAGATAGAGCACATCATCCGGCGAAAAAACGCCGATCAGGCCGAACTTGTCATAGCAATGAAAGCGCGTGTCATAGCGGCCGCGTTCTTCGATAGTAAAACTATCGGGAACGACCGGGATCAGTTCCCGCACCCGGTTATTGCCGGGCGCCCTGACCTTGATCGCAAGCGCATGACCGCAGAGAGCCGCGTGCATCGTCATGGTGCGGCGAAACTCGAATGACGTCTGCCATTCGTTCGGCCTGCGGTTCAGCAGGCGAAACTCAGGGATATTCGTTGCAAGCTGGCGCTTGCCGTCCTTGTCCTCGCGATAGACCAGCAGTTCCGGCGTGGCGCATCCATCGGCGATGACCTTGACGCAGGCGAGGCAGGCGGACACCCGCAGCGCCGTCGTGAGATTGACCGTTGGATCGGCCACAGACGTATCGTCAAACTCCGCCTCGATATCGTCAATCGTCCTCCCGGCGGATCGTTTCGATAGCCAGCCGCCGCGCAACATCGACAAAACGCCCATCAACCGATCGCCAGGCTGCCGGATTCGAGATACGACCGATAAGGCTTCGCCGCCGTCTTCAGCGTGGCCATGCCGATTGACATGGCGTTGGAGACCATGCCGTCGATGCGGTTGGTGGCCTTGTCCTTCGCGAACATCCTGAACCCTGTCCTGTTTTCGGCGTAGATCACCGACGCGGCGCCCATGGTCTGCATCGGGTTCGGGTCGATCAGTATCCGCTGCTCAAGCAGCGCCGCCTCGAATTTGAGGATGCTGTCGGGCATCCAGATCGAAATTTTCTCGGTACCCGTACCGCCGATCAGCGCGTGCTCGCGCGGCTGTTCCTTCTTGTCGATCACCCGCGGCTGGAACCCTTGCGGATGAACAACACACGGCAGCGTGACGCCGATGTCCTGCAACGCTTCTTCGAGGCGTTCGAGCCCATACTGGTCGCAACCAATGGCCTGCGGGCTATAGGCAGTGCACAGGCCCGCCAGCGCGTCCGCCACCCATTTGTACGAGACCCGCTTGCCCGGCGTGGTTTCGATGTAACCGGCCTTTTCCCATTCGACGTAGGGTGCCCGGTCGATCCGCGCGCGGTCGGCGAGCGTGTCGCGCGGCGTCCAGAACCACGTCTTCGAGACAAACCGCCAGGCATCCGGCGTCGGGTCGGTCAACCACGTCAGCGTGAAGGCTACGAAGTCGATGGCCCGCGAGAGATCGAGGCCACCGAATGGCCGGCCGTATTTCTCGCAAAGCTCTTCCGGCACAATCTCGCCCGGCTTGGCGAGGCAGCGATCCCAGACCTTGCGCGGGATCGCCGACGATTCCGCGTCGGTCCATTGGCAGAAGTGCAGCCTGCGGACCAGGCCCTCTTTCGACGGCATGCCCTTGGCTTCGGCCACCTGCTCGCGGATGAATGGCGGATGGATCGACACCCCGAGATTGGGATTGGCCTTGATCCAGCAGCTTTCGTCTTCGAACGGGTCGTCTTCGTCATCGAGCGCGCAGACGTAGGCGAACCAGGCGTCGTTATCCTTGAGCCCGGTCACCACCTCGATCGAGTATTGATGCTCGGAGCCGCACACCGAATTCCTGTCGAACCCGCTGTTGGTGATTTCGAGCAGCAGCGCGTCCTGATTGCCTTTGGTGCCCGCGCGCAGCATCTCGATGACCGAGTTGTCGCGGTGTTCGTGCACTTCGTCGATCAGGCCGCAGAACGGACGGATGCCCGATTTGCCCTTCTTCTCGCTCGATATCGGCTTGAAGAACGATGCCGTTTCGAGGTTAGTTAATTGCCACACCGGGTTGATGCCCGAGGCTATCAATCTTCGTTTCAGAGCGGGTGAGCGATCCCACATCGCCACCGCATCGCGGAACATGATCGCCGCCTGATCCTTGTCGGTCGCGGCCGCGTAGATTTCCGCCCTGATCTTCCGCAGGGCCGTGAGCATGTAGTGCCCGATCCCGGCGGCCATGGGCGAATTGTGCGTCGGGACCAGGTGCCGCCCGGCGAGAAACATTCTCGATGGGCTGTCTACCGAGATGCACTGAACCGGCACCGAAGCTACCGGGGCGCATCCGACAATCATCCGGCCGAGGCTTAATGACCGGCTCCGGGGGCGTGGCTTTTGCCGTGCCGCTTTTCTTGCAAGGCAGAATATCGGGTTGTCCACATATGCGTGAACGCGAACACGCCACCGTTTCCCGACCGCCCGCCCATTCAGAACAGCATCCGCCTCCGAAATAGTTGGCTTAAAACCCAGTGTCCGCAGTAGGCTGCAAACTTCTCGCGAAAGACTTTCCTTGCATGAGGTGAATTCGGCCGCCCCATCCTTGAGGGCGCTTCCATCGGTATCCATGAGGCCATGCAAGAGCCTCATGCGTTGAACTTTCGAGCCGCGGAAGTAAGCGGGCGGAATGTGCTTGTTGCCAAGCAGGTTCAGGGCTCGCAGTTTTGACTGAAGCGATTGGTTCTGACCGATTGCAACACGGGCCGTCGTGACGCTGTGCTTTGCGCGTTCGTCGGCGGAATAACCCTCTTTCCTGATCTCCTCAACGATGTCCCAGTCGGCATATGCGACCGTCAATCTCGCGCAGTCGCTGTCGCCATCGCCAAGCCACGCGCCCAGAGTGTACGGGCCGATCGGCAAATCGGCGTCCGGCAAGTCCAGCGCCCCGCAGACATCAACGCGATGATTCCATTTGGCCTGTGGATGCAGGCTGCTCGTCTGTCCCGTCGTGAGCGTCGAGGCAATCTCCGCGGTCGTGCGCAGTGAGTACTGCCCCTTCCGCGGATGGTCTGCCGGTTTTGGCCCCTTTGCGCCACCGGATCGGAGAGAGCTGGTTCTCCACAGATGTTCAGCATCAGCGATAATTTCGTCGCCGTCTGAAAACTTCACGCTGAAGCAAGGACGGCCAATCATGTGACCGGAAACGGCCGTCACATTGCAGACCTGGCCGGTCTCATCAAAGACTTTGTCCCCCGGCTCCAAATCGCCCATCGCCGTCCAGCCTGAAGGCGTGGCTATCGGGGTGTCGATTGCGAGGGCTTTCCCGTTACCCTTGCCCACCTCGATAAAGGCGCGGCGGAAGCGGCGAAATCCGCTCTTGGTGCGCCAGCCGAACAGCGAACCAACGATGAAACATTGCCATGGTTCGAGCCGGAAGGGCACGACCAGACTTTCATTTTCCCCGTATTCGTCCCGGCGTTCGACCTCGACGGTCAGCACGTCCGGGTGATAGCCGATCACGCGCTCGGCATCGGCCACGTTCCACACCAGACCGCGCATTGGGCCTTGCGAAAGGTCGTTGAGGTGGCGCTGGCACGCGGCCCGGACATACGGACCCGCGACAATCGCGCCACCGACAACCGCCTCGGCATAGGCGGTCACTGGATCATCAGGCGAAGTATTTTTCCGACGCGTCCGTTTTGATGTTGCCTTGGCCGTTTGTTGGCGTCGCCGCATCGATCCTTGCGCGTGCTGATGGCGTCATGCCGAACTCCGCCGCATAGCGGACAATGTCGGATTTGGCCTTGTTGATGATCCCGATGAGCGGGTTCTGAATGGCGTTCCCATTGCTGGTCTTGATCAGCAGGCCGCGCGTAAGTTGATCGTTCTTCGCCATCTCCTGCAGCGCTTCGGAAGCGCGCCGCCAGGTGGCGTAGCAATCGCAATAGGCAGCGAGCGCCGCCGTGTCGATTTCCGACAGGAGCCGCAGATTGTAGAGGATCTGCCCGACCCTGCCCCATTCCACCTTGGCCTCGTCGCTGAGCCATGGCGGTGGCATTGGCAGGCTTGGCGCTACCTCGATCTGATCGCGCTTGGACTTCTTAAGTGCTCCGCGCGCAGTTCCTTTGACAAGCTTCAGATGGCTAGGCAGCGGCTTTCGACCGCGCACGTCTTACTTCCTCTAATGTCTGGTTTGTGGATTCGAGAACTGCATCACGCCGCGTTTCCCTCTGCCAGCGCTCGATGGCGACATCGACA